AAAATAGCAAAAGAAAAATAAGACAAAGTGTCAAACTCTGTTCTTGAAGATAATCTCTCCTCTGATTCCTTGTGGTATGGTTGGCCACTGGTGTTCGTTCTCTTTCTCGCTTCTTGTATATTGGTTCACTCCTAAGTCAAGTAATTGCATGTAACTTGGGAATTGTCCGTTCTTCATCTGGTCTAGAATCGATTCGATTCCAGCCTTCTTCATCCATTTCCAAGCTTGTGGGTTCATCGGGATGTCTCTCTCGATAACTATCTTGGTGTAGATGTCTTTGCATAGGTTGTAGAATGGTTCGCTACATCCTAGTGATGAGTAAGCAAGGCCAAGAGCTGAGGCGGCTAGCCTTCCGAAATCTTGTGGTCTCTCGGGATAGAAAAGGTGACTTAATAAGTCTTCGTCTTCTCGATACGGTCTTCCGTTCCTATGGTGGTAACCTAAGGCGTAAAGACTATTCGGGTGTGATCCTATCATTGTCTTGTCTGTGCTTAATTTAGCATTGAAATACATTAGTCCTTTGTCTGCCATCTTAGCTAGAAAATCTCTTCCGTGCAAATAGTACATCTGCTCGGGGAAGGCAACGATTGCGTCGTCTCCTTGAAATCTTGCTTTGAAGTGCTCTCCCTCGATGTTGATTCCGAGTGAAGATAAGACTGTGTAAGTCATGATCATATTACAGAGAGAATCCATTAGCTGCGTCTGTTGGTATCCAGATCCAAATCCGTTATGTCTCCATGTCCAGATCTCTCCATTAGGTAGTTCGATTGGCGTTCTCTTGATAGAGTCGGTCATCCACTCCCAAAGGTTTTCAATCTTTTTAGGGTCGACTTGCGGGTCAGGGTATCGCGTTGTTGGCTCGTAGCTCGTGAAATCGAAGTATTTGCGCCAGATCTTGTGTACGTCATCGATAAGTTCGTGAAGTAATCGTCGGTCAAATTGGCTCCAATCCATTGAGATATAAGTGTTCGCGTTTGCAGTATGAAATTCATTCAGTAATTTCTTCCATCCTCCACGGCCGATTTCTCGTCCCCAGAAGAGCTTACCAGCATTGGTGTTCTGATAAGTTGCCTGTAATGGCCAGATAAACATAAGCTCGGCATGTAATAAGAGTTTTGAGGCTCCAAAGACTGCTCGAACCTTGTCTGGTTCCATTTCACCAACAACATGAGTGCGCATGTGTAGCTTGAGTCGCTCGTAAGGTACGGGTTCGTCGTTGTCGCTCCAGAATGGCTTTTCACGGTGTTTGATTTGGTGAATGAGAGTTCGATT